TTGATTTATATGACCTCCAGATGCGCGAGATCCGGCGGATGCGGTGTTACGCACGTGGGCTCGTAATCTCCAAAGTTTGACCCCTGTGAGACGTCAACCATGATGGGTTTATGGTCTTTCTTCCTTTGAAATTTATTCAAGATGGTGTTATAATAAACACATAGTAAGGAGCAAAAATGACTACAGTAGCACAAATGATTGAATGGCTCAAGACTCTTCCGCAAGATGCAGAAGTTGAGTGTGGCGAGGAAGTCATCAGCGGCTATGCCACCTACATGACCTACAGTCCTGTGGATATTGACTGCTCCTATGTGTTTGACTACTCGGGTCCCCGGTGGAAGGATTCCGCACTCGCAGGTAAGAAGATCGTGCAGATCAGCGCCGAATAACGGTTGCAGACATTAACCCTAAGTGCTCCCAGCTCTCGGGTTGAAATTTATTCACAACCGTGTTATAATTCAAACACAAAGGAAATTATATGATGTTTACCGATATGGTTCGTGAAGTCCTTAATCGCTGCAAAGTAGAATGGGATGAAGCCCAGCAACTCTTTGCTCTTTATGTTGATGGTGTGCTGTGGACCTTCGCGTTCTCCGAAAAGCGAGCATGGTTCATTGCAACCGAAGTAGTGGAAGGGAAAATTGCATGAGCGTGCTACAAATCTTGGAACAGTTGGCTCATCAGGGCGGTCGCCTTGATAAGCTGGATATCTTGGAAGCCAACCGTAATAACGAAGTACTGAAGCGGTTCTTCTATCTCGCTCTTGGCCCTATGGTCACGTTCGGCATCAAGAAGATCCCTAGCTACGTCCGCGATCCTCTGCCAAAGTATCACCTCTCGCAGGCTATGGATGATCTGGGGGTCTTGATCTCTCGCGAACTAACTGGCAATGCTGCCATCGGTCACCTTTCCTTTTTGCTGGGGCGACTTGAAGATGACGATGCCGAAGTGATCTCTCGCATCATCGAGAAGGACCCGAAGTGTGGGGTGGCGGACAGTACGGTGAACAAGACCTGGAAGGGTTTGGTGTTTGAATTCCCTGTGATGAAGGCGTCCCCGCACGACGAAGGATCGTTTGATCGCTTCTCTTGGCCTGCTTTCAGTCAGCTGAAACTCGATGGCGCTCGTCTTGCAATCGTAGTTGATAAAACGGGCAAGGTAACTGCACTGAGTTCCAGCGGTCGAGAAATCACCACTCACGGAGTCTTTGATTGGATGGGCGAGTTCCCCGGATTCGTGTTTGATGGCGAGCTCATGATGACCGACGAGACCGGCAACTTCATGGAGCGCAAGGCGGGTAACGGCATTGTGAATCGTGCGGTGAAGGGAACCATCCCGGTTGAACAAGCGCGCGGTCTGCACTGCGTGGTGTTTGACATGATTCCTCTTGCGAAGTGGCAAGCCGGTAAGCATACTACACCATACTCTGAGCGGTATCGTGACCTGTGCAATGCTCTTACGGGTGCCGGAAATAACGTCAGCATTGTAGAAACTCAAATGGTTAAAGGGTTCCATCTGGGAAGGCAAGCGACGTAAGGACCACATCAAGTTGAAGGGAATTATTTCCTGCGATGTTTTGGTGGTCGGCGTCGAAGAGGGCACCGGAAAGAATAAGGGCAAGATCGGTGCACTGGTTTACGAATCGGCAGACGGTCTGGTCAAAGGCAACGTGGGCACCGGGTTGTCTGATAAAGATCGAGAAAAGGACCCATCCGAATACATCGGAAAGATCGTCGAAATTGGGTACAACGAGCGCATCAAGAACAAAGCAGAAGGTAGCACGTGGTCTTTGTTCCTTCCCCGGTTCTTTCAAGTCCGTCTAGATAAGACGGTAGCAGATACTATTGAAAACATTCCAATGAAAGCGTGAGGCATCCAAAATGGCAAAAGCAAAAATCACAGACCTGGGCAACGTCAAGGTCACCATGTCCAGAGACCAGTACATCGCAGTTATGGCTATTCTGAATCGCGTTCGTCTTGGTCGGTCATACCCGGCTCGGTCAAAAATCTCGGACCTGGTTATTGATCTTGAAGAATTCAACTCTTATGAAGACATCGAAGAGGAAGTCGATTATTTGACCGAGCATGTTTCTTTCTCTTACAACGAAGAAGAAGGCTTCGTCATCGAAGCTCGGGGATAATAATGAAAGTTTCTTATTGCTCGGACCTACACCTCGAGCATTACCTCCGCGAAAAGGATCTGGGTCTTCCGGCATCTCTTCTCGACAACCACGACAAAGCAGAAGTCTTGGTGCTTGCCGGCGACATCGTTGACTGTAGCGCGGTGACTCACGAGAAGGTGCTTGACTTCTTCCTTAGGGTCGCATCGTCTTACGACCACGTACTCTGCGTCATGGGGAATCATGAACACTACTTCGGGGACTTCGCCAGGACCGCTGATGTGATGCGCAGGGCTCACGGTCATGCGAGCTACGGTGGCATCAAACTCCTTGATAAAGAGGGCGTGACTGTCAACGGAATGCGATTCTTCGGCGGGACCAAGTGGACCAATTTTGATGACGAAGACCCACTGGCGATGTTCAGTGCGGGTCGATACATGAATGACTACCGAGTCATCGCAAACTCGAATACTCGGGTGTCTTTCAAGTCATACGACGGAAATGGCAATGCTGAGTTTCACACGCGTGCCGGCAAGTTCTCGGCTGAGGATTCTGTTACGGAACAGAAAAAGTTCTTAGCTGCTCTTGAACTTGATATGGTGGAACACCCTGATCTTGACTACTTTGTCATCACCCACCACTCGCCCAGCTTTGCTATGTGCAGCGCCGAGTATCATGGGTCGGAGCTCAACGCTGCGTATCACGACAACCTGGACGACTTCATCTTGGATCGTCCGCGTATCAAGAGATGGGTTCATGGTCACACCCATGATAAGAAGACTCTTGATATCGGGGAATGCACGGTAATGCTCAACGCTCGAGGATACCCGGGCGAGGAAACACATCAGAACTTCGCACCAGAAATCACATTGGTATGATTAAGCACATAGAAGTCGATGCTGAAGGAAACTCAATCATCGACATTTCACAAGAAGCTCTTGAACTTGGATGGCAAGTCGGAGATGTGCTACAATGGGAAGACAACCACGACGGTTCGTGGTCTATAAGGAAAAAGATGACAGATTTTGTTTCAAAAGTTAAAGAGTTCAACTCCATCGCAGGCACCGACGAAGTGTTTGATACGCGCAAGGTGGCACTGTATATCGGACTATGTCTCGAGGAGATGGCAGAGTTGATTGCGGCGATTCCTAGTGCAGGTGCTGCAGAGTTGATTGGTCTCCACACGACACTGGAAGCCCACTCGACCCGGTTCAAAAGTGGGGTATATGACAGCAGTGTCACCAATATTGACCGAGTAGAAGCGGTTGATGCCTTTGTTGACATCGCGGTGGTGGCTCTGGGCGGCGGTATCGCAACGGGCGCAGACATTGTTGGCGCTTGCCACGCGGTTGCCGACAACAATCTTAGCAAGTTCCCGATGGGTGAAGATGGTAAGCGACGCGTCTTGAAAGATGCCAACGGCAAGGTGCAGAAGCCACCGGGATACCGATCGGTAGACTTGACCCCTTTTGTGAAAGTTTAATATGCCTATTTACGAATTCATCAACACCAATACCGGGGTTGTGGAAGAGCACATGGTTAAGATTGCCGACGTTGACCAGTTCTTGGCGGACAACCCGGCTCTACAAAAGACCATGACTTCCGCGCCGGGCATCGGAGATTCGGTTCGACTGGGTATCCGGAAGAACGATAATGGTTGGAAAGAAGTCCTGCAGCGAGTTGCAGAGAAGACCCCAGGTGGCAAGACATTGAACGATAGTATCCGATGAACGATCTACTGAAAACCGTCATCACCGCGAAGCTGGCGGCGAACATGGTGAATGCTCAGAACCAGCCCCAAGCCAAATCCCAATACGTGAACACCGGCTACGGGTTCTGGATGACAATCCTCGATCTGTTCATCTTCTGGGTAGTACACCCCGCCGCCGCCATCGGTACCGGAATTGCCATGCGCTCGATGTTCCCATGGATGATGGAGCCACCTTATGTGCATCTGTATCTCACCATCGTCACCTTCATCTACGGGATGGTATGGTTCGCCTTTCTAGCTTACCGAAATATTGAGCACGGTGATAACTGCGTTTTGCTGTCTGGGCTCCAGAAGGCATTCACTATCATTTCAATCTTCTTGTATATCAGTGCCTTCGGCATGAATCTCTTCGAATACATAATGGGGTTAGTGGGTTAAGAAAATTCTATAATAGGGAAGACCAATGGCAAGTAAAAAGCAACCGTCGCAAACTAGAGAATCATTCATCGAGGGAGAAGAACGCAGAGTACAACACCAACCAGTGGTTTCCAACGCCCTCAAGATTAAGCTCGACCACCTCAAAACCTTTTCGGCTCTTACGCCGAACCAAGAAAAGTTCTTTGAGATCTATCGAGGTGGTGGTTACTGTCTCGCATTGCTCGGCAGTCCGGGTGTGGGGAAAACATTTCTCGCCATGTTTCGGGCTATCGAAGAAGTGCTCAGCCGAGATAATCCGTTCAAGCAGGTTGTGGTTGTTCGCTCGCTCGTCAACACGCGGGACGCGGGGTTTCTGCCCGGTAGTCTCGAGGACAAGCAAGAAATCTACGAAATGCCCTATAAGGAGGTTTGCGATACTTTGTTCGGGCGAAGTGATGCTTGGTCTAGACTCAAGGAGCAGGGGTTTGCTAGGTTCATTTCAACCACCGCAATCCGTGGCATCTCGATTGATGACGCTATCATCATCGTCGATGAATGCCAAAATTATACGTTCCAGGAACTTTCAACCGTTATGACTAGAGTTGGTTCTCGATCTAAGATTATCTTCTGCGGCGACAAATTCCAGAACGACCTGGTCAACAAAAAGAACGACCAGTCGGGATTGGCGGATTTCCTAGACGTGGTGCGGACAATGGCGGCATACCAGGAGGTGGTGTTTACTAGCGCGGACATCGTTCGTAGTTCTTTGGTTCGAGACTTTATCGTGGCTTGTGAACAGAAGGGCATTCTCCCCGCCAACTAATCTCCCCGGCGCCAATTTAGCGGCATTCCATTCTTATCCGAAAATTCGTGGTTGGATGAAATGGAACGCCGCTATTCCTTTCTTAGATATAAATCTTGCAACCCATGACGAAACAAACACTAGTGGAGAAATATGAACATGGTGGTTCTGTGATGACATTCATGGACTACATCGAACTTTCAGAAGGTATTTCGCCGCGCGAGGTCAATTACGGAACTGACTGGAAGAATCGTCAGTTTGAAGTTGATTCTGATGGAACCTTTATCACCAAAGTAAATTCGAGTTCGGGCAAATATGTGATCCTTATAGAAAGACGCTTGCGCCCTGGCTGGTTTGATGTTTCGTTTGGGTCTCTTAAACCAGATCATCTAGATGCCGATGACATATCGCCAACCAACTACACCATGTCTGACCAAGTATCAACACGCAACGCTACCATGGTATTCGGGGAAATCTCGTGGGTTATACTTAGATTTGCCGCAGAGCACCGAGCCCAGAAGTTGATGTTTACTGCCGGGTATTCTAAGCTCAATGCATTCTACAAGGTGCTTCTCAGAAACACCACATTTATAAAGAAACTAGAATCTTACGGGTACGCTGTTGACGAGGAGATCAACCTAGCTTACAGCGGAGTGTTCGCTCTAACTAAAATACAACCATGACACCAGAACAACTATCGCAAATTCTTCCCAACTGCAAGGACCCAGATACGTGGGCATATGAGCTGGACCAAATCTTGCCTCAATATGGCGTCGTGACCAAAGAACAGGTGGCGTCCTTCTTGAGCCAAGTAGGGCACGAGTCGGCGCATCTCAATATATTGAGCGAGAACCTAAACTACTCTGTTCAAGGTCTCCGGAATGTGTTCGGCAAGTATTTCCCATCCGAGGCAATGGCAATCAAGTATGCTCGACAACCCCGAGCAATCGCCTCGCGAGTTTATGCTAACCGCATGGGTAACGGCTCGGAGCAAAGCCAAGACGGCTGGCTTTATCGCGGCAGAGGCATCTTGCAAATAACCGGCAAGAATAACTATACTGCATGTTCTTTGGGTCTTTTTGACGATCACCGTCTAGTCGCCTATCCGGATCTGTTACTGGAACCCAGGTACGCAATCATGAGCGCGTGCTGGTTCTGGAATGCTAATGATCTGAACCGATATGCCGGGGATGTTCGAACAACCACCAAGCGAGTCAATGGTGGATACAACGGTCTTGCAGATCGTATTGAAATCTACGAACGAGCCATGAGTGTGCTGTAATGCGGTTATACTCCCCAGCAGATCTACCAAAACTAAATAGAATAGACGGCGGCGAAAATGGTCGACGCTATCAAACCCCCGAGGGCAATCTTTACCCCTCGGTGACAACAATCTTCTCAATTATCAAAAATGAGTTTCTCGACGAATGGCGTGCCAGAGTCGGAGAAGAAGAGGCGAAGAAGATTGCCGCTCGTGCTGCGGCTCGTGGCACGTACATTCACGAACAGTGTGAATACCTACTCAAAAATCAAACCCCACCCAAGAACCCCCTCGCCAAGATGTTGTATAACGACAATTGGCGGAAGTTCAAACCTTTAGTGGATCAAATCGGAGATGTCTTTGCATTAGAGACACCACTCTACAGCAATTACCTAAAGGTGGCGGGAACGGTGGATTGTGTCGGTATGTGGAAAGACAAACTTTCCATTATCGATTTCAAAACAAGTAGCAGAATGAAGTCTCATGAGGACATCGAGAGCTATTGGATGCAATGCGCGGCATATGCGGTCATGTGGGAAGAACGAACAGGTCAACCCATCAACAATCTTGTTATATTGATGTCAGTGGATGATGAAGAACCTTTGGTGTTTGAAGATCGTCGAAACAACTGGATCAATAAGTTCATTGATTTGAGAAAGGTTTACGCTAAAACTGTAGGAGACTAAAGATGAGATCTATCATCTTGACTACCTTGCTTTTGGTGCCTTTCGGCGTAACCAGCGAGAATTCAAACCCAGAAGATCAAGCTATTGACTGCTTGGCGAAAAACATGTATTATGAAGCACGGGGCGAAGGAACCCGTGGCATTGAAGCCGTTGGGCATGTGACCATGAACCGGGTCAAAGCTCCTGGGTTCCCCTCTAGTGTATGTGAGGTGGTATCACAGAAAATCAAGAAGACGTGTCAGTTTTCTTGGGTCTGTATGCGCAACCTACCCAGGATTCGCTTAGAGAACTGGGACGAGATTAGAGAATTGGCAGAGCAAATATATCGTGGTGAGAAACATGACCACACCAAAGGGGCTACTCACTTCCATTCGCGAAGTATTAACCCCGGGTGGAATCTACGTCTTACTACGAGCATCGGGCAGCATTTATTTTATCGAAAGTGAAAAATCATGGAAAAGTTGAACATTATCCCATTGCTGGGCGGACAGAACGATTTCATTAAGGCAACTAAGGTCGAGGCCAATCAATACGAAGTGTTCTTGGATGAAGATATTGGAGAACCATCTGAGTATCGTGAATTGATCTCTCTACTGTTCAACGCTTCTGAACTGGATTCTTTCAGCTTCTACATCAATACGCCGGGCGGACAATTGAATGCCACCATGGCGATTATCGAAGGCATTAAGCACTGCCAGGCAGAAGTTACCGGGGTATTGATGGGCGAGACTCATAGCGGCGGATCTATGATTGCAATGTATTGCCACAATCTGGCAGTTCTTGATTCGGCGGAAATGATGGTTCATACCGCGAATTACGGAACCGTTGGTACTGTTGGTAATGTTAAAGCTCACACCGAGTTCACGTCTCGACGAATGGACACTATTATCGACGACGCGTATGAGGGGTTCTTGACACCCGAAGAAATTGTAGAAGTTAAGAAGGGCGTAGAGCTTTGGTTCAACGCGCCCGAGATTCGAGAGCGCATGGAACGACGCGTTGAACTGTTGACTGCCCGCGCGGAAGCGGAAGCGGAATCGGAAGAAGAATCGGACGCCACCGAGTAAACTAAATGACCCGGCTACGTGCCGGGTTTCTTTTGACCTCTTGGTTCGTATTCTTGACTAAGAACTCGATTCTCTCATGGGTGGGGTTTTAGGACGCACCTAAGTGCTTGATTTATATGACCCCCAGACGTGTCGTAGAGGTCAAGAATTCTCAACACGAGCCTACGTGCACATTCTCCTAACTTTGACCCCTGTGAGACGTCTGGGCGCCTAAGTGCTTGATTTCATTGATGTTTTTGACGATGCGGGGAAAGTGGCAAAATTTAATCGTTTCCGTGTTATAATTCAAGCACACAGACACTAAGGGAGTTGGAAATGAAGTACACGCTGATCACACCAAAAGGTCGAGTTTACACGTTCTTCATTCTTGCCACCGCAAAGATTTTTGAGCAAGCATACGGTGGCGTCCTGATTACCGATGCCGTGTATGCCGAAGCATATGCCGATCTCTTGACCGAATCTAATTAAGGAGTTTATATTATGGCTGGAAAATCTAAATCTTGGTATCTCACCGTTGCCGATCTTAAGACCCACAAGACGGTCTTCACCAAGGTGTTCTACAACATCGCCGACCTCAAGACCTACGTTGCCGAGCCGGAGTTCATCGAAAAGTACCCATCCACCGAATTTTACGTGGTCCGCGAAACGTACTGAAATTTAATCGGTTCCGTGTTATAATTCAAGCATAGACGGTGAAGGTTAAGTGTCATATATGATCCAACTACACGAACTAAATCAAGAGCTAATCGAAGCTCTGAAACGGTTGAGCTTCGCTGCTCTGTGTCGCGATAACACAATGGGTGATCCAATTCGACTTATGGAAGTCAGAGCCGAGCTAAGAGAAGCGAATGCACAGGCGATTGAAGTCCTTGCCAAAATAGAGTACATCAAACCATGACAGAACAAGATCTTAAAGACCTCCAGGCACGCAACGAAGCCCGAGCCAAAGAAGCCATTGAGAAGATGGGCGCCAAGTATCTTTGCCACCCCGACAATGCGGTGACTAAGAAGCGACCGAAGAAGCCCATCCTCGTGGCCAAGACAAAGAAGCGAGCAAAATGAAGTTCAAGAGTGCTGCCGAAAAACGTCGGTACGAAGAGAACCAAAAATCTTGGGAAGAACTGAAAGCTAAGTATGCGACGAAAATCAAACCGGCGAAGTTGGGTAAGCCTAAAGACGATTGGTCTGCGGGCGTCGTTGTTCCTCCGGGACGTGAACACACAAGTGTACCTAGTCTACGCACTCCTGGCGGCGATACAGCTCTTCGTCCTTCTAATCAATACTCCGGGTCAGTGATCTTGGGGATTGGACTCTTACACAAGAGCAACTACATCCCCATCATTGACGAACAACATGCGGTTGATATCGCGAACATGAGGCGTTAAATGGAATATCTTGATCGGATGGTGGAAGAACTCCGTGCTAAACGTGCGGCGGAGAGGGTAGAAATCGAAGGTCTGCTAGCTCTCGACTCTGCTAAATTTAAAGACGAAGATGGTTATCCAACCGAGGCCGCGCTGCGAATCATCGAGCTTTGGCCTAGCGACTGGCCCGCTTCTGGGGTGTTTAATTTTATCAAACCACTGTGGGCTATGCCTCATTTTGGGTGGCACTCTAGTGTTAATCATGAGGGCAACCTAGAATACCACCTGAGTACCGCCGGTTGGAGCGGTAACGAATCTATTATCAAGGCACTAAAAGCAAACGTGAATTATATCTGGGAAGAAGTCTGGGTCCAGTCTCGCCGTGGTGGCCATTTTACCTTTGAAATTGAGGAGTCTAATGATGAATGTGATGAATGATCTTACTATCGCCGAGACGCTGCTGGCGGATCCGCGGTTCCATCTCACGGGCAGTCGCTACTTTGCGCAAAAGTTCCCGGTCGTCATCGCTGTTGGTGATTCAACTGATTGGGATTTCTACTGTGCGCCGTTCGAAGGTCACTTTGATGTGCTAGACGAACTGGGGTTCAAACTCACTGTCGGCTCTAATTTATACCCCTACGACGATCTTGCTTGCAACATCTTTGTCGCCCCGGGGTGCCAGGTCATTACTCGTAGTGATGTTGACCTTTATACCAAAACAATCGAGTCTATTAACCCAGTGTTCTATCGAGACTATCTGTGGAAGTCTGGTCCCAACAAACCAGGGCGAGATCAAATCCAAGCAACCTTCAATCAGCTGTTCAGGACCGCCAAATGAGGAACATGCTGATCGAGGAAATCAAATCCTTGAGTGAAGAAGTGGACGATGATGATCTTGAATGGTTCCAGTGGGAGCGGTACAGCAACAAAGAACTACTCGAGATGTTCAAAGATCTCTGCATCGCTCAGTATGATTTGAGTCTTGACAATTAATCGTTTTCGCGTTATAATATACTATGATTACATACGAACACCTCAATCAGAAAATTTCCCAAACCATCTTGTCACAGCGCAGTCTCGCTCCGCTGAAGGAAGAATTCTCAGAAGAAATCTCGAACATCCATTCTTTCATCGACATGTTCCTTGACCGCTTTGGTGACCGCGTGGTTGGTGACAAGACCAACTCCCCCGAATGGAAACTCTACAGTGAGAAGACTGCCGAGTACAATAGCTACAGTCGAGCTATCCGCAATGTTGACTACTTCATGGCTAAGGAGCGTTTGAATGTCAAGTAAGATTCTGTTTCAAAACGCAAACGACTTCTCTCTGTTCATCGAGCAGAAGGCGATCGATGATGATACCACCTGCCATCAAGCCCTCATCTCTTTCTGCGAGGACGAGGACATTGAAATTGAGGATATCTCCAAGAGCATCAACAAACAGCTCAAAGAGAAAATCGCGGTTGAGTTCGCCGAGCTTGGTCTTCTGAAAAGGTCTCCGAGCCTTTATGATTAAAATGGTCGCGCCCGAGAAATGCTTCCAGCTCTATCTTGCGGTCAAAACCCACTTCACAGTGGCATCTTACGATGCGGTCAAGCACAATGCTCGCGTCAAAAATGCTTCGCTGTCACAACTCTTAGAGCGCAGAGATCATCACCTCATAAGCAAGTTCGCTCGCAAGTTCAATTCTGTACCGGAAACCGCAAGCTTCTTTGTGGCTAACATGGCTTATGGTAACGAGTATCCTTTCGAGGATGAGGAAAAGGCTTTTAGCTTATACACTCGATGGCAGAAGAATCGACAGTCTTTGACAAAGATGTTCAAGGATGATTGTTCCACCATTGCCGACTCTGGTCTTCCATGGACGGAGCTAGTGTCGGGTAAAGATGTTCCGGCTTTGTTCTTGATGATGTGCAACCGAAAGATCAACATCGAGACGCTGGCTATTCTGAATGTGTTGAATCCGTTCGTGGACTCGTGGGTAAAGACCCACCCCCTGTGGAAAGCAGACTTCTTGAAGATCAAGAAACTCAGTCCATTTATCAAATTTGACAAAGACAAGTTTAAGGCATTATACTTAGAGCAGATGCATGATGAAGTACTCTGAAGAAGAAAAGAATTATAAGAAACCCGCAAAGCATTCCCCAAATGCAAAGGGTCAAGGTATGCGGCTAATCAACGCGCATCAAGACTTGTACGATGATGAATCTTACGACTACGATGACGAAACCGCACTAAATACAATCGACGGGCGCCCAAATCCAGTCCGTCGCATTTCAATTCAACGAACCTACGTAAGGAAATAAAAATGACTCTCGATCTTAATGCTCTGCGTGCAATGCGCAAGAACTCTACTGGTACTCTGGCTAAGATTACCAAGGCTCTCGAAAAAGACGAACAAGGCGGCTTCAAGCGCGGCGACGACGAACGCTTTTGGAAAGCACAGACGGACAAGGCGGGTAACGCATCTGCTATCATTCGATTCCTCCCGGCTCGCGAGGACGACGAAATGCCTTGGTCTAAGGTCTATAGCAAGGGCTTTCAGGGACCCGCAGGTAAGTGGTACATCGAGAATTGCTTGACCACCATCGGTCAACCCGATCCCGTTGTTGAATATAGCGCGGCTCTCTGGAACGGCACCGAAGAAGATAAGGAAAAGGCTCGCAAGCTGAAGCGTCGTCTCTCTTACTACGCCAATGTCTTGATCATCAAGGACCCGGCTAACCCTGACAACGAAGGTCAGGTCAAGGTCTTTAAGTTTGGTAAGAAGCTGTTCGATAAGATCAAGGACAAGCTGCAACCCACGTTCGAAGATGAAAAGCCACAAGACGTATTCGATCCGTTCGAAGGTGCCAACTTCCGTCTCCGCATTCGTAAGGTTGATGGCTATAGCAACACCGATAAGAGCGAATTCGATTCGGCATCTGAACTGTGCGGTGGTGATGAAGCCGAGATGTTGGCTGTACTGAACAAGCGTCACCGTCTGGGTGAGTTCACGGACCCAGCCAGCTTCAAGACCTACGAAGAACTCGCCAAGAAGTTTGACCAGGTTATGAATGGTGGTGCTGGTAGTTCTTCTCTCAAGAAAGCGGCTGACTTCCTGTTGGAAGATGAAATGCCAAAGACCAAGGAAGCACCGGTTGCTGCCAAGGTTAAGGAAGAGCCCAAGAAGAAGGAAGTGGTCAAGGACGACGAAGATGATCTTAGCTTCTTCACCGATCTGATCAACGATGACTAATCACATAGTCTAAGATGCGAAAGGGACCCTAGGGTCCCTTTTCTTTTGACTCCATTTAAGCCGGCATGTATCTACTTCTGAGGAAATCATTCATTGTGGCTTCTTTATGCCTGATACTATGAGTGAACGGCATTTGCATTACTTGTTGATTGCCACCGCCGGAGTTGATTACAGTGGGTGGTGGGGCATTGATCACTATGCGCTTGCTTATTTCGCTAGCCATGCCAACCGACGAATCCGAGTTCGTCGCCGTCGCGAGGTTAACTGTGGCTTGGTTCTTCTTCACACCGTCTGAGGAAACCATCGCCAGCGGTTCGCCCATGCTGGCAAGCGTTCCCTTAGCTAGAGTCTTGGCATCACCAGATGCAAGCGGGTCACCCAGAACAGAAATTGCGCTTTGCTTGGCTACTTCTAAAGATGCCGGAGAAGATGCCCCGGTCTTGGTGTCTACCAGGGTAGCAGATTTCTTTGCAAAGTAAGCCGATTCGTTTGCCACTCGCTTGGATTGGGCCTCCTTGGAGAAATTGGATAGACCGATGAAAGAAGCTACCTTCTCAACACCTCGAGCTGCTCCGGACTCTACCTTCTCAAGTGGTGACATCTTTTCCCAGTTGGCGTCGTCTTGCGATACGTCTACTTCCGGACCCTGACCAACTCCCGCTTTGCTCGACAGCCAATCAACGCCCATTCCGACACCCAGCATGGCTGCGGCAGGCAGAGCGGTTCCCTTGACAAACTTGAAGGCGTTCTTACCAAATGTCTTGACGCCGCGCATAAACCCACCCTTGCCCCGAGTGGAGGTTTTCCCGCCGGGTAGGTCTATGTCTGGCATAGACGAGCTCGTCTCTGTCGTTGCAAGAACCGATGGCACACTGGTGCCCTTCTTAAGTATATCTCGTATTTCCGAGAGAAGAATTGTCTGAGATTCCGATTCGTCGAGTTGTTTCTCTACGACTATAGCATCTTCGGTTGACTGTTCTTCAGATTGTGCTCGCGGTGCGGTGCTCGCAGCTACTGAGATTCTAGAAGAATCGGACTTGTCGATCTTATCCACGAGACCGCCACGCTTCTCAGCATACCCTAAAGTCTTGTCAATCTGTTCTTCAGTGTATCCCATTGCCCGAAGTTGGCTCGCTTCTTTCTCAACTTCAACCAGTTTCTCTGTAGATTTTGCGATGGTCTTGTAATCACCTTTGAGAACCTTGCGCTGCTCGGATGATGACATCTTTGCAAACTTGTCGTCCGCCTTTGCCCTGAGTATAGTCTCGGATTTGATAAACGCTTCGCGGCGGCGGTTTTCTTGGATTTTCTCAGACGCCTTTTCATCGGCACCAACCGCACCATACACCGACATCAGTGCGAATTCTTTGGCTCTCGTAGCAAAGCCTTGCTTAGATGTGATCGCCGTCTGAGATCTTTCTATGATGTCTCGCGATCTATCCTTAGCTGCCGCAATGTTGGCTGGTGTAAGTCTATCAGATGCGGCTTGGTTGGTGGTTGGGTCTAACTTGTCAGATATCTCTTTCAACGTGGCGTTGATATCCGACAGCGACTCGCTTTCTTTGATTGAGTCGGGAACACCCATTGATTGCCGCTCAAGCTGAAGCTCCATCTCTTGGGCGATGCCGTCTTTGTATCCTTCAAAGAATTCGTTGATAAGCCCCGAGAACTTACGAGCGAGTTTCTTCACCGTGGGCGAAGATTTCTCAAGCTCGTCGGCAAACCCCTCGAGTGTAGACTCGTACAGATCTTGCTTGATCTCTTCGGCAACTTCGCGAGTGAGAATCGGGGTTGGCTCTTCTGTGCCTGGCGGTGTCGGCAAACTTGATCTGTATGGGTATCTTTTGGCGCGCTTCATAGACTACCTTTGTTCTTGTTATTCTGTTCTTCTTTGTAGTTTTCCAACAAAGAGATATAGACGTCTCTCTCAAACGGAATCATATCTTCCAGCTCTGTTAGACCGAACTTCTGCACGTACATGAGCAAGAAGTTGATTTTGTAATAGTCGAACAGATCAACATGAGAGAGAATTATGCGAAAAAACTTGACAGCCCCTTAATGTACTTCTGGTGGACATGTCCACAAGCCGGGCACGTGTATTGCAGATCATACTTCAAAACAGGCATCGTCTTGAGGAAGGTATTGTCAATCTTGTCGGTGTGTTCGTCTGTCAAAGATTCCAGCCAGTCAACCATCTCCTCTTTGGTGTGATCCTTGGCATACATCACTTCTTCGGCGGTGTAGATGTAGTCGATGCACATGATGATAGCATCTACTCCATCTGCAGTCTCATATTCTTTAAGATCATCAAGTGTTGGGTAGCGCATAACCACACCGGTGTTTTCCCACAGTTCGATCTTCTTGTTGTGTTCGGCTGGGAACTTAACTTCAAGCTCGTTCAGGTTGATTCGAACCGGAATCTTTTCGTGTGTCGGGTCGGCTTCGCAAGGCAGTCGCAGATCAATCTTTTCACCCACAGACTTGGCGCGAATTTTGGTTACAATGTACTCAACATCAAACAACGCCAGCGAGTCAACATCAACTCCCTCTACGCAAGCACGGATGATTTCTTTAACCGCGGTCGCAATGGTGTGAATGTCATCAGATTCTTGGGCTTGCACCAACATCTTTTCTTCTCGTACAGTAAACTGTCGATAGTTCACCCTTTTGCCGGTTGAAGGTACTACCAGGTTGAAGATGGGGAGGATTGGTTTAGGGAGACTCATTTCATTGATCTTTCTTCATATTATTCAACATCGCGTTCAATTCTGCAGTGCTTCCACTGAACACGATACTATTGTTTACGACTTTGTGTGCTTGCTGGTTGTCACTTCTTCCGGCAGCATTGGCTTTGATCTTTGCTTTCTTCTCATGCGAGTCCATCAACTGCATGTTCATCGCCGCTAGGTTGGACATCAGCGTACCAACAACCTCGAAGGCGCGGGGGCTATCTGATTGCTTCGCCAAGTCGATCGCATATTGCAAAGCGTCTTGCCCCTGCTGAAGGAGTTCATGCAGGTTAGATCTTACAACCGAAGCATCGGTATCAACCTCAGTCATATCAGCAGTTTCTACAGGCATTGGTATTTCCCCCTTGGGTGTAACAACAGACACCGCCATAGGCTCAGACCCAAAGATATTGCTGAGGCTACGATCTATCTTCATCAAAGGGCTTGCGGGGGAGGCGATCTCTGTAGTCGGCTCTGTCTTCGGTTTGTTCTGGTTGTTCATAATACGACGGATGATTGTATCTCGTTACCTTTTCTTGACCTCGCGTCCAAGCTGCTATGCCCAATATGGCACCCATTGCCATGTGGAACATGCCGCCTTCTGACATAGTGAGTGTCTTCCATGCGACGTAGTCTTGACTCGTCTTGAAAAAGAAAAAGTAGTTCCCTATGGGCGCCAAGATGAAATCAAAAATACATATCGCTATGTATGCGAACCCCATCATGGGTCTCCAGCGTTTCTCGACCCAAGCGTCTTGGTTCTTTACTGGCTTGAAGCTGTTCATAGAGAACCTATCCTGATTCTGTTGCCAGTCGCAATTCTCAGAGCATCTCGCGCAACCATATTGACGGATCCACGAGCAAATTCTTTGGCTCTTCCGGCTACGTTGTTGATGTCCCCGGAAAGAACTCCAGAAATGCCGGTATTTAAGTATTCCCCATCTGGAAGAACAGAATTCAACGCACCCTGGAAAGATTGGAAACCGTTATTGAAGTCTCTGAGCGCAGAGTCAAAGTCGCCATAAAGACTCTTAATCGGGTTGATCACATTGCTAATGTTGTTGGAAGATGGGTTCACAACACCACCAAGCGTCTGTAGAGGACCTGATAGAGTTCCAGCACTTCTCAATGCGTTTGACAGTGCAGAACTGCTAGAGAATACGTTGTTCCCAGCTACAGCCGAATTCGAAGGCAGTAGAGCCGAGGCGCCTGGCGGCAAACCAGCAGAGCCAAGAGCCCCGCCCAGGGCAGTGGTTCCCTGTGTCGGATTTGGTACAGGGGACATCATTTCAGAAACATAGTTGTGAAATTCAAACTGTATGTCCAGGACCATGACGTCATTGTTGGTGCTGTCTAGATTAATGTCCCCTACCTTCTTAGGGAATGCGCCGCGCAATGTGTGAACATAGGTGGTATTGTTCTGCTTGTCCATCACAGAAATCTTAATCTCAGAAACGATGTCGTCGTAATATGACATTACCTTCGATTCGGGGTCTTGAATGCCGTTCACCCAATCTTCGAAGAACTTCCGCACGAACATCTGCCTATCTACGTAGAAGGTCAGCGTGGCGCCGGAGAAGGTTCTATCATATGGCATCTCATATACTTCACCAACTAACCTAGTCGGGGTCGTGCTTACAGATACTCCTGATAGATTGACACCCTTGCACAGAAGGTGCAAGTCTCGAATTCTATTTGGTGTTGTACGAGCCGAGTCTGCGCCCACAACACGGGGCATACCAAGAGTCACGTAGAATCTATTCTGGTGCGCCATCCCGTCTGTTTTGACGAACTGGACGAAGTCGTTATAAGAGAAAGACATTAAACTTTCCTCGCTGCATTGGTGGAGTTCCTCCAGATCTCGTTCACCGAGGCACCTCGGAACTGTTCAACTGGTAGTAGCATTGCAGTAGCCCAGTCGCTAGAGTGTATTGCTTTGAACTGAGTCTGCACATGTGAGAACAGGTACTTCTTGACGCAGGGTGCGGCGATGGCAAACTTGCTAACACCAGAGATGACCTGCCAGCTAAATCTCAACTTCGTGTGTTCGTCCATTTTGGTGTTGTTTCTGAATTCAAGCAAACGATCCAACAGTTTGGCTCTTAGATCGTATGGCAGGTAATGCAAGTTCAGACCAGTAAACGAGTTGCCATCCTTAGCGAACGGGAACACTAGTGGGAAAGTGTCGTAATATGGTAGAGTTTCTTTGTGCTTGGGGTCGTAAACGAACATATACATATGACCCGGGACGATCATGTTGCCCTTCGACCCGACGTCGCCACGCATGAAAGATTCCGGCTTCATGGTTGTGATCTTTCGCATGTCCGCGATCTGGGCTCTGAACCAAGAAGCAGATTTGCCACGCAAGTCTTTCAACTCCACATGGTTCTTTGTCAATAGCGAACCAAGGAGGCTCTGTGTCATTTACCTATCCCCAATTCTTTTTCCGTTATTACCATGAACTTGGCTCCCCTATCCTCGGCGTACTTCTTAGCAGCCGCCCACTTTGATTGGTTCTTCACGTAGGTTTCGACCTCATTGAGATACCTCGGCGTCTGTCTACCCTTGAACTTGGGTGGCTGTGTCTGGGCGTACGGCTTGATTTCAACCAGATAAGAAGACACGTTCCCGTTGGTGTCTCTGATCTTCATGGTCACATCCACGAAGTACCGGTGAATTTTATTGTCAGTACCGCATACATAGGGCACAATCGTCTCCTCCGATGACCAGAATATAACCGAAGGGTTGGTATCTGCCCATATGAAAAACCGCTTCTCCCACGAAGACCTAAATACGATCTTGGTCACATCTCCCCTGTACTTGCTAGGGTTGGTGGGCTTGAAGATGCCTTGATTGTATCGTGCCATAAATATATTTATGTACCCAACGAACTGGTAAATCAAGATGGCATCCATCGACAAGAACAACACCCTATTCAATTTCAACACCGGCACCTATATCAAGACCGAAGACAATGCGGGTGACGGGAAATATAGCGTCGGGTATTCCACCTACCCCGCCGACTTGTTGGCTAGTGGCGGCGCGAAGTATGGCAATGCGTGGGTCATGTTCAACATCAACGTTCAGGGACAGACGGAATATGGCAAGGGCGGCGGTTACTCTGGGTATGAATATGTCGAGTTGAGTGACGTCGAGAAGCGCAGAAACTCAGAATTTGATGCCAGAGATCAGACTACGGGGCAAGCAACCGCTGCCGCTGCCACAAGCGGAGCAGTGGTGGGCGCATTGGGCTCTCTGGGCGGAAGCGCGCTTAGGGGGTTCCTAGGTTCCAGCGGTGGTGGTAACGCAGGTGCGGCAGCCATACGAGGCGCTGGAGCGGGGCTTCTTTTTGCTGCCCCGGCAATGCTTTCTTCGGGTACTGCAAAAAGAGAAACAAAGCGTATTAAACACGCCATTCAGCTCCCGATGCCCAATAGCCTTATGACCGGATACAGTATTGATTGGGGCGAAGATCCAACTGCTCTGTTCGACATGATGATGAGAGCCCCGGGTCTAGGCGCTCGTGCGGTTGGCTCTGTTTTTACTGGCGACATGAAAACGGCATCTTCTCTGGGATCACAAGCCGGAGATGCCGCCACTTCCCTTTCACTCAGTATGAACAAGACAGGCAATAATGGTGGCATTTCTGCAATGACTGGCTTGGCTGCAAACCCCAAGAAGGAAATGATCTTCAACGGTGTTGGGTTTAGGTCTTTTACGCTTGAGTATAAGCTATCACCCAAGAACTATTCCGAACAGATGAGCATCGACACGATCATCCGACTGTTCAAGTTTCATATGCACCCAGAGTATAAATCCGAAGGTCGATATACCTTTATCTATCCTTCAGAGTTTGACATCACATTCTACACCAAAGATGGTTCGGAGAATAAGTGGGTCACGAAGATTGCAACATGCGTGTTGACTGACATGCGAGTAAACTATACCCCAGATGGTCAGTGGGTCTCCAATGAAGGCAATCCGGGCAATGGTGCCGGCGCTGCGCCAAACTCGTATCAAATTAGCATGACGTTCAAAGAACTGTCCATCCTCACTAAAGACACCGTCGCGGCAGGATTCTAATTATGTACTTTTCAAGATTCCCAATCACGAGGTTCCAGGTCTCGCCGCCTTCATATAAGAAGTCTGCACAGTATGTGAACCTGGTTGACATCACGCGCAATGTGAGATTCAAGAAAGAAGTCATCGACAACATTGTTCTTTATGACTACTATGTCATGAGGGAACACGAAACCGTCGAGATTGTTTCGGAGTATCTCTACGGTTCGCCGTACTACCACTGGGTGCTGATGTTGCTTAACGATCGGTATGACTACCGCAAAGATTTTGCGATGCCCAATGATGTGTTCACTCAATACATTATTGCCAAGTATGGCTCCGAAGCTTCGGCGAAACAGCTGATCGTGGATCTTATCTCGGTCCGAGGTACATCTACTACCGTTGCCGTCGGATCAAAGAAACCCATCTTATCTTTTGACCCCTCACTCAACACCAACGTTGTCAAGCTACTTGACGAGTCTACCGGAGCTATTACACCGGCAACCGCAGCAGACTTCCAAAACTTAGATTACGTCAGGCCTGTCTTCGCTTACGATTACGAATTGGAGTCAAACGAAAGCAAACGTCGCATCAAAGTGGTAAGTCAACAACTTCTGAACACGATTCTCAGAAACTTTAAGGATCTGATGTGAGCGAATCATCAAACGACCAACGTCTAGAGCCCGGTGGTATCAAGCTAAACTCTGCGGTTATCATCAACCACCAGAATCAAGCGATTGATGTATCTCAGCTAGTCATACAACTCATGCTCTATGAGAACATGTTCGCACCGTTTATTACTGGCGAACTACAGATCAGCGATGCCGCTGCCCTGACCGAACTTCTGCCTTTCATCGGTGAGGAAATGTTGGTGCTTGACATCGAGACCCCGTTCCCCGGCGATAGCCCGCCAGAGCTCTTTAAGAGAAAGGCGGCTTTCATGATCTACAAGATGTCTGGCAGAGAAAACGTCACCCAGAAGAACGTGACGTATACGCTGCACTTTGCTAGCATCGAGGCTTTTACGGATGTGAACAGCAAGATCTCGCAGACATTCAAGGGCAAGATATCTGACACGGTACGGAAATTGATCAAGGCTAAACCCGGACTATTCTCCAAGAAAGAAGTGGCGATAGAGCCGACCGCCAATGCCGAGATTCACACTTCCAATTTCTGGTCACCAACACAGAACATCTTCTATCTGACATCTAGAGCAGTCAACGCCAAGAACAACCCAACCTACACATTCTTCGAAAACAATGAAGGGTTCGTGTTCGGTTCTTTGGATGGCCTCATCAACGCGCCAAAGCTGCAAACGTTTACTAAAGATCAGAAGACTCGCCAAGGTAACGAAGCACAGAGCCTTGAAGAGGAATACGGTAAAGTGCTCGACATGTCAACTCCCGACTACTTCGACTACTTTACTAGAGTGCAGAATGGGTTCTACGGATCTTCCCTGTATCACTATGATATACAGAGCAAGAGGTTGAACTTCATCAACCGTACCGACAAAGACAACTGGGAAGGAAAACACGCCCGGCTGAACCCGCATACCCCATATGGTAAAGAGCTACAGTTCCTGCCCGAAGCAGCATTGAAGACTCAGGTTATCCATTTGAACCTATTCAACAACTCGCCAAACCTAAACGTAGAGCACATACC